TAATCCACGAATTACAAAGTTTTGGACTCCAGGAGCTGCAATTCCGCATGAACGATAAGATATAGCCCCTTCTTCGAGTATGAGTACTTCAATATTGGCCAATAAAACTGGAGGATCGGTCCATGACACATAAATATTGCTTATTACGGTTCCGTCTGGTGCCACCTGTATTTGTTCTTCTGTGTTAAGATTGGTCACGTTGGGGCAACTATATGAATAATCAAGATTGGTATCAACGTGCTCCACATAGTCCATTGCCCTGTCATTGTAAACTTCCGCTACGTATTCAGCGCAGATCACAATGATTTCATCGTCTTTGGTATCGTCTATCGAGATAATCCGCATCCATTTATCTGTCCAACCCGGCAGGTCGTGTGTTATCGCAACAACATCTCCAACTTCCACGTCTGCATCCTGTAATGCCAAACTAAATGAGCAAAAATTCCTAACATAGTTAGAAGAATCAATGAGGAAGGCTCCCATACGAGCGGCTTGCTTAGCGCTCGTAATTCCCAATAGTGAAAACGTTTTATCAACTACTCCACGTCGCTCTATGTCATCAACTACATCAAAAACACTTGTGGAGCGTTCATAGTGATTATCTGGATCAATCCATTCAATGATTACTCTATTATAAATATCATCATTAGATGATTGCCACCAAGTAAAACTACCTTCTATAATGTTATCTAAACCTATCTTTTTTGTATATGTGGTTACTGGAGCTTCCACACGGATTTCTATTTTGTCCCTACAAATTACATAACCTCTAAAGCAAGATAACATATTTTCTATATGGTCAATAGCCGTTTCTTGAGTATCTACAACATAATCAAGGGCGAACCTTGGATCGTCTTCTATGAGTTCATCACAATATGCCGCTGATTGCGCGGCTATATCATCATCTATGTAATATTCTGGTATTCCTAAGCCATATCTTGTATTGGTAAGCAAATCTCTAATTATCCATACTGGATTCCTGCTGTATTTAACGCCGTCTGGCGTCCACACGAGCCTGCCCTCTACAATTGATGTTATAGTTATGTTTCCTGATAGTTTATCCTGCGCCTTGGCCGTTGTAGTGATAGCCGCCATGTCGTTAGGATATGGCCTAGCTCCAGTAGCTGGATCACGGCTATCGTGTGTATCATCGTCCGTGTTTAGATATATGTTGTAAGAACAACCGCTTAAACTAGCTGGATCAAGATCGTTAAACATAACATCAGAAATTGATTGCACGGGACCTTCAGATATGCCTATGTATTGATCTACTTTTTCTTTTTTGTCATCATAAAAGCTCTGGTAAAACACATTACCTGCAACTCTGCATTTGCCATAAACAATAGGGATTGGCAGCGTTTGTGCCATCGTATTTGAAAGTTGCTCGAATGAATATGTTGGGCTGCCACCACCTATTGATGGCTTTTTTCTGTTCGTTACAGCATAGCCCACAATGGCGCCGCTTAGGATTGATCCCCAAAGCGTGGCGCCAAATAGAAATCCAGTTCCTATTGATATGGCTCCTAACGCTGCACCAATTAAAGGACCCGCCATATTTCAATCCCCCTAAGAGATTTAATTCTATTTATTCTACTCGTCTTGTTTATTAGTATGTGCAAAACTTCATTGCTCGATAAAAATGTCATAATATGCCTATATCCACAAATGGGCATAAAGCCAACGTCGCCAGCCTGCGGCGTTTCAACTTTATAGCCATATTTATTCATATATTGGCTAATATCATTAGATCGTTCAACCAAGTTGTCGCTGCTGCAAGATTGATCTTCTTCTATGTTTATTTTCCTACCAAACAAAACCTCTTGAGCATATAACATCAGTGATAAACAATTGGCTTCTTCTGGCGGTGCCTTATATCCCCATGGAATACCTACTAAGCTTACCAGCTTATCATTGATCATTTTTTGCCACTTCGTAAGGGCGTGTAGCGAGGATCACGAGATGCTGGTAGGTACGGGAATAAATTAGTCCAATATAGCCGCTTAGGAACTAATTGTTTTAGCGAGAAGTCGGCCCACACATCAGCTTGTATCGAATACTCATTTATGAGCACTTTCTGTAAATGACCTCTAAATATAAGCTGTGCACCATCTGGATAGTTTAATAAATTCCTAAATCCACGCCAAACCTGCACTTCTACTCCATTCAGCTTATAATATTGTGCCAACGCCGAAAATTGCCTATCCACATTATCTATTGATAGCTTTGTGCTTGGTATTTCATTTGTCATGTCCAGCTTCACGCTATCAAAGGTTAACCCGCAAGACCTGTATTGCACAGGATTATCGTTTTCGTCAAACCACCAAATGTCTGTGTGGCTACCAGTAGCAGCGTCATAATCGCAATCTGTAAGGTAAAGTGAGGCCGTGTCTTCTGGGTCTTCTACTTTTGGTATATTTAACACGCGAACAAGTAATACTGGTGAAACTTCACTTTTAACCATTTCTGTTTTGAATCTGCTGCTTGCACGAGGCATTATATAAACACCTCCAGTATTATTAGCTGGCACTCAGCATATAATGAACCAGTAAAATTAACTGTTAATGAATTTGCCTCAAAGCGTGCCGATATCTGTATATCTGAACCTGGAGGAGTCCAGTAAAAGGCTTCATAATTACCTTTTCTATTATTATAAAAATTTATTATATTATTGATTGTGTTAGTGGTATCTCTGAATGTTAAAGCCCATTTTCTTGGTTTAGCACCTTTATATCTGCGTTGCTCTTTGCCAGTCTCAAATGTGCTCACCAATACATTATGTTGTGCCGTATATTCATATGTTATGTAAGGCGTGTAATTAAACGTGGCCATTTATGCAGCCCCCCTAATTACTTTACGAACCTGTCCACTTGAGAGTATATTTTCAATTATGATTGATTGAACAATACCTTTATTCTGACTCATCATATCCGCAAAGCTCTTGGCATCAACAGCGCTTATATTCACGGTTATGTTGGTTTGCCCAGCCCCTTCAGCCTTAACTCCTAAATCTCCAGTAGCCGTGCGTTTTAGTGGCATTATAGCTTCTGGGCCAGCTTCGCCCATTAAACCAGCGCCGCCAGCCATGGGGAATAGCGTTGGCCTCCTCACGATGCCTCCGGAGGCGAATGGCTGCACTTTGCCACTTTCTATAACCCCACCCTTAGCCAATCCACCGAATAGCCCACCACCCAGTAGCCCGCCAAACAATGGTTGAAGTATTTGTGTTCGTATAATTATTCGAGCAATATCTTCGAGCAATCCATCCAATACATCCCTTAAACCTTTGCCTGAAAATATTGCATCTTCAAACGCACTGGTGAACGTCATGCCAAGCTCCCTAAGTGCGCTGGTGCTCTCTTTCACCGTTGACGATATGTTTTTTTGCGCATCGTCTATTGATTTCTGCACGTTGGGCAAGCCTTCAAATTGCGCCTTCAGCGCCTCCACGGCGACTTTGTATTCGTCTGTTGATATTTTGCCAGCTTTTAGTGATTCGTTCAGCGCGTCTATTTGATCGCTCGCTATAGATGATGCCACGCTTTGCAGCTCTGAAAAGATGGTCCGCCACTCGTCGGTGCCTTCAGTGGCCTTGGCCAACCTGCCTTGAAGCATATCAAAGTATTCTTGCGCGTCCAAAAGCCCTTGCTGGTATTCCCAAGCAGTTTCACTCCAGTATTCGGCCACGCCCTGCGCCGTGGCTTCCGCTGCTTCTGCAAGCTCTTTTTGTATGTTTTTTGCCGATTCAGCCATGCGCTGGGCCTCGGCGGCGTATGTCAGCTCTCCTATGCTTTTTAGATATTCTCTTGCTATTTCTTCCGGTGTTTTAGCAGCCCCCGCAGCAGCGCCGACGGCGCCTGCACCTGCGCCTGCGCCCACGCCTGCAGCAGCACCAGCAGCGCCGGTGACTGGGGGTTTAGCTGCTGGACTTATGGTTATGGCCCTGTGCCTTACGCTTTCAGATATAAGCTCATCCGTAATCTTCTCTATCTCTTCGTAATCCTTGGCGGTAAGTGGATATTTCCCATGCCGAGCATGAAATATTTCAGCTGCCTGCTCTGAAAGTTTTGTTCTCGACAAAACCTCTTCTGGCGGCCTTATACCTTCCTGGGCCTTCTTCAATTCGTGTAGCGCCGCCACAAGCGCCAGCACTCCTGCCGTAGCGATCACGAGTGGGGCCGCCGGGCCAGCGGCGAGGGCGATAAACGCCCCTCCGAGCGTAGACAGGGCGTTTATTGTTGCGCTTATCGCCAGTAAAAGTGGCCCGCCAACGGCTAAAGTGCCAGCGAAGGCCAATATCTTCTTCTTGGTATCATCCGACGCATTACCAATTGCAGTCGCTGCAGAGGCGATAGAGCTTTCAACTTTAGGCATTACCGATTCGGCAATGTTTAATATTTCTTTCCCCATCGGCTCAATGGCGAGCATGACTCTGTTTTTAGTCCTCGCCCACTGCTCGGCAAACCCATCGGTCGCTTTTGTGGTTTGCTGAATCGCACCCTCTGCGTCGCGCAATACTGCAATCAGTTGTTCGACGGAAAACCGACCCTCACGGATTGCGAGGGCCATATCGGGGCCAGCGCGCGAGCCAAACACTTCAATTGCCATCCGTGTCGCTTCGGTTGGGCTCTTGGCATTTTTAATTTGCTCTATGAGAAGCTTAAACGCCTCTTCTGCATTAGTTATGCCTTCGCGCGCCATGCGCCCAAGCCCCATAGACAGCGACCCCATAATGCGCTCGGTGTTAACTCCCTGCTGTTCAAATTGTGCAAGCAACGCAATTGACGATTCAAGATCGAAGCCCATACCTCGTAGTGCGGCTCCATATCTATAAAGCTGTGTCGAAAGCTCTCCCATCTGTATGCCAGTGGACTGGGATGCTTTGAATATAACATCCATAAACTTTCCCATTTCT